CCCGTACCTATATTTTCAAGGCGGACAGACGTTGTTTATTTTTAGCAATCTGAAAAATTATAAAAAACAGAGTTGGAAAATATTAAGGTTATTCCATTGACCATATAATTTCTTTAAGGCCTAATTATTAAAGGCTCATGCCGTTTCTTTATACTCTTCAGCTAAGAGTATAGGTCCATTTTGTTTTCCCAGGTGACTCTATTAAGCCTGGGGAGTGTTTATAGTCCCTACTCTGGACTTATTTTGAGATTTTTGGTTTCACGCATGATGTCTCGTATCATAGCACGAAAATATTGTTCTTCGTCTTGATAAGGATCATCATCACCATATAAGTCTTCATCTTCTGCGGGTTCTTGTCGTAATGCCTGAGCCACCATAGGTGGTAATTTTATACTATTAGTCTCTAATAGTGCATTCTTAAGACCCGCCATCTGCAGATTTCCGGGTAATGCCATAACAAAATAATCTCCACTTGTAACTGATATAGGTAATACCAGTCCAGCATATGAGATTGTAGCATTATTTGCTGTGACATCCACACATAATACGTCGAAATAAGCAGCGGCTGTCCCAGTTGTGGTCAACCTAGACTGTGAATCATTACTAAATAAATTTACACTTACGCAATTTGTTAAAGTTCGTGATCCAGCGGCTACTATCGATGCGGTCCCATTTACTTCAAAAAATAGCATGAAACGGCCTTGTGATATGTTTTCCGGGAAGAAATAATTTGTACTACTGGTTGCTCCATTTAAAGTACTTGTTGGATCCATTATTGCGCCAATAAATATGGCAGACCCCAATATTCCTCCTGCTAGATGAATGTGATCGACTAGATCTGTTGAATTAGTCGGGTTCTCTATCTTTGGTTTGAGAAATTCTATCTCATACGTACACCAAAGTTCCCCAGCTATACCAGTTGAAGCTTGCATTCCAACTGCGGCAATTGAAAAATTGCCTAGATCATATAATCTCAAATCGGAGTTCACCTGTGGTGCTCCTGTCCGTGTATATAGTTCGACAATTGTTGTGTCAACTCTCTTACATTCCACGGGATGAATGAAAGATATAGAAGGTTTAGAAGAGTTAGCGAACTCATAATTCTCCATTACAAATTTATTAGGGAATGGTGGACTCAAAGCGTTATATTGAGTTGCCATCACTATACTTCCTAAGGCTGAACTAGTGGCAGTAGACAATACAGCATCAGATGAAAGGCTCTTAAACTCAAAGAGTAAGCCCCTAAACTTGTATTGCTCAAAATGTGCCGCTATACTAGATAGCCATGGGAATGTGGATAATTGCCCAGGGTTAATTGGAAATGTTAATAAGCTAAAGGGTGTTGATGCACTGATGTCTTGTAAATATTCCCGATGGCGGATTATTACTCCACCACTGTTCACACTATTCACGACAGTTGGAGGATCAATTCCCCCTGTCATCAAGCTATTGCCTTCCACTTTATAATCCCCAAACCCTGTTATCAAACTTGATATTCCTTTCCCCAATAGAGACATAGCTCCTTTGGCTAATGTCCCCATCATATTTCCTCCTCGTCTACGACCACCTCTTGGTCGTATTCTCCTCCTCACAGCAGCTGGTTCATAAACCACTACTGGTGCACGAGCGGGCCTACGCCGCACGCGCCGCCCCAGCCTTCTTAAAGCGCGGGGTGGATTTGCTAGTCGTTGTTGTTTTCTGTTCATTAAAATTCAAACTCAATAATTCAAATTTCTTATGGCTATAATTGTCATAAATTGGGCACTCTACTTGCATCATCATTTCTGATTTGCCATATGTCATTACATATTTATTATAGTAATCGTGCGCATCGACATGACAATTGGATAATATAACCGGAATGTCAATTGGTGATAGATCACCCTTATTATCCAAGTAAGATTCAATTTCATATTGATCTTCCACCTTCAATCCAAACTTTTTCTCAACGAGTAGCCGAGTCTTATACCCAACTGGTTTAATCGGAATCTTTTTGTGACTTTTAATGACTTTTTCAAGTTCATGTTTTTCATATTCACACATAGTTCCATAATCTGCTTTACTACCCTCAGATAGTCGCAAACCATATTGAGCTAAACTCGCAAGAACTGGACAACCAGGATACTGATATGCTAATGATAACGATTTCGATCTCAGTAGCCCCAACTTCTTGTTGGGCTTCGCATCAGCGTATGGTTTAGTTGTCCAACCAAAATCCAATAATGTACCAACCGGATCTGTAATATTTATCATTTCATCTTCGTCTGCGATGATACCGCAGAATGATCCTTCCGTCAAAGAATCATATTCATCTATCTTGATAATTAATCCGATTTCTGCGAAGTCCTTAGCTGTGGGTGTATTACCATAAAAGGTAAATATACCATCATCACCTTCCACACGACCACGGAGACTTTCCATTCGCGTTTCTTCAGCAATGAACATCATCGACATTAAATTAGCAAAGGAATTGCCTAATGATGTGCACATTTCGCCGGACATTCGTGTAGCATCTACTACCATAGTGAATTTATTTCTAAATTGGCAGTGATTCTCACCAGAGAGAGTATGTGATACTATCTTGTACCATTCTTGATCCTCTATCTCTGTGGTCATATATTGATATAATTGGAACTCAACTGTTTCCATAAATTCTTTGGTAAATAAAGCTTCAAAGGCAGTATAATCCGTACCAATTGTTTTAGAATTTTCTTGAGTTAGTTCCCTTTTAATCTCCTCCGCACGCTGGTCCACAGGGGTGTGCTTAATAAAATATTCTTTTGAGAATAATTCTTTTTCAATCAACTTAAATATGGGCCCAACCCTAATTTTAAAGGCATCAGTACGTGAATTAATAGCACGCGCTGCCTTATAGGTTGGGTAAGTTTCATCTTTTTGAAATGAATTCACTTTACAGTGTTTGTTTACTCTCACACACTCTTCTCCATGTACCCCACAGACAGTTCTTTGTGTGACTTCTGTTTGCGTTTCTTCATAAACTTTACGGAGAGCTTCTTTCTTCCAGAAAGGATAAGGGGTCGACTTGATCCAAGTCTCAAAACTTGTATCAACATCAGCCGACAGTGGAGTCATATTGTTCTCCAACCATTTCCGCACGAATTTGCGGAGCCTTTCCATTTTAGCCTTATCTGGCTTAGGAGGCTCGCGGGCAAATCGGCGGCATGCACCATCTAACATGGTGTCCAGATCCGATGGATCCGGATGCGGATTTGCCGCGCCAAGTACATGACAACCAAGACTCGATCTAACGACCGGTCTAGTGATACTTTCCACTCTATACTCACTCATTGTTATGCTAGTATTGTCTTTGATACTAGGAGCTGGTGGAAGCGTCACTTCAGAGCTTCGATACCCGAAGCTTACAACTTTGGTTTGGTCGTGTCTTGGCATTTGGTAAAATCCACCCCGGATTTCAATTCTCTTCGATCCCAAAAATAACATTTAGCGATGTTATTAGCGAAGACAATCGTATCATTACGGGGGAAATACCCATTCAAGACCATGTATCGGTCTTCATTGACTTTCGATACAGTCTTTGCTGCTTGTGTTATTCGGTTGAATATCGCATCGTGACTTAAAGAGTAATTTACATTACTTGCAGTTAGCACTTGTGTTGCAACTTCTTCTGAAACGACCAAGTCAATGGTTTTTGGAAACCAAACTGGCAGGCCGAGTAAAGCAGGTGTCCTAGTATAGCGGATTAAACTATATGTAGGTTCCTTATGAACCAAATCTGCTCCACGAAACTGATCAGGACGTTTATCAGTTGTGGGTTTAGACAAAACGACGGGCTTTTTAAATGGACCCCATCCTACTGAGTCCAATTTAATCATTTTACAAGCCCAGCTCGTAGTTTCATCATCATCCATCCATTCCCATGTTTGCCCGACTTTAATTTCGTCGTTTGGGTCATGATCTATTATGTTAGTAGATTTAGGTGCAGGTTCGGGATGGGGTACTTTATCCAAGTCCCCGTACATTTCTTCTTCACGTTCCCATTCATCGGTCCCATAGACCTTATCTATATGATTGGCATTCCAGCTTTGAGCCATAGGATCATACTCTTCTTCCACTTTATCAACCCCTTCAGGCTCTGTTCCCCAATCGTTGTTTACACCATCGACTGGTTTTTCAGATCCACTGCCATTCGCGTTGAATCCGGCACGGATATTGATTACGTCGGTACCACCCGACTCTGTGTTTTGAGAGCATTCTTTCCACATTAGCTTCTTGCCGGTACGTGAATTGTACTCTTCATCATTAGCACCATAGTAATCGTCTTCACAGAACACTTTAGTTGTGTCCTGATCAACTTTAACATATGTGGACGCGCGTTTTAGCAAATTTTGATTCTTACGCTGCAAGAGACCGCGTTGTCTCTTCACTCTCTGTCGGTCCTTATCAGACATATCCCATGTATCTTCATCATATGGGTTGTCTCGTTCCGGAACACTCTCTCTCTTCCTCTTTGTTCGCTGTTGTTCAGCGGTGGTAGTTCCCCATGGGTTCTTACATTTACCATTCTTATCAAAGAATGGTACCCAGGGGCATTTATGAGATAAGTGCCCAGTTCCAAAACATATATGACATTTAGTATAGTCATTACGTTGTGAAAATGCGACAGTGTTTTCTACTAACCCACTGCTTTTCATGTGTTTTTCCCATGAAGCTCTACTCATCTTATTTGATGGCGCGGTTGTAGTTGCGGTTTTCTCCGCCCTCGGACTGTTTGCTTGGGTTCGAGGCATCTTGTTGTGAATACGTGGATAGACCACTAGGAGTTCTACTCCTTTTCCCTTATAGGTACTTGTTCTATCTTTATATCCGTATCTAGTTTGTACAGTTAATGTAGAAGCGTTCAATAGCGCTTGACTACGACTATGGCCAAGGTTTAGGTCAATCGGCTGGCTTTTAACCACCATTCCCCGTCGGGACTGATTCCGAGAGCTTACCGCCCTGGTCGAATTGCC